AGAAATATCTGTAGCAACAGTTCCTATATCTGTAGCATCATTAGCAACACTTGTTACATCTGCTGATATACCTGCAACTGAAGTTACATTAGCTGATATTCCTGCTACTGTCGATATGTTAGCGTTATTACTAGCAACTGTTGTTACGTTTGTATTATTTCCTGCAACAGTATTTACATTGGCAATATTTGTACCAACTGTATTAACATTAGCTATATTATTTGAAACAGTATCTATTTCTGAAGTTGCTTCGTTTAAATCGTTAGCCGCAGTTTCTATTTCAGAAATTGCTTCATTTAAATCATTTGCTACTGTAACTACATCACTTATATTTGTAGCAACAGTTGATACATCAGCTATGTTACTAGCTACTGTACCTATATCGGTAGCATCATTAGCTACCGCAGTAACATCAGAGCTTATACCTGCAACAGAAGTTACATCAGCACTTATACCTGCTACTGTATTAATATTAGGTATATTATTTGATATAAATTGTTTGTTAACAGCATCAGTATTATCTACTGGGTCTGCAACATTTATAATTCTTTTATTGATGGCATCAAATTGAAAGTTAACTGTACTTTGACCCATTTTAGTTCCAATAGTATCAAGGCCTTCTTGTCCCATAAAGAAAGCTTGTTTACTATCAGTATCTAAGTCTTCTTCTTTTAATACTGAACCTGCTACATAATCTGTTAATCTTGTAGATTGTGATGTAGTTCTTGTAAATCTAATTGCAGCTCCATTTGCTGGTGCTGGACTTATATTAGCTGTAGCTCCACCATTACTAAGAGTAAATGATGTAGATGCACCATTAACTGTACACGCAATATGTGATGCGTCTAAATAATCAAATGTGATCGAAAAGGCAGTTGTGTTGCCGTTACCCGTATACTCTAAAAATGAATTAGCCATGTATTAATATAATAAAATCTTCTCCAAATCTTGCTTGTTTTTATCTAAACGTGACCCTGATGGAACGTTCTTTTTAAGTTGACCTTTGTACTTTTGAGCTTCTTTAATAGCTTCTTTTACTTCAGGATATTTTTTAAGCATTTCTGCATAAGCTTTCTTAACAAATGCTCCATGCCATTTTTTAATAAGCATTTCTTTACCACCATCAAAGTTTAAATCACCTTGACTTCTCTTTTCCCAAGATCTGCCTTGCATCTTTTTTTCTAAATATTGTTCTATAGTTTTGCCATCAAGTTTAACTACACCAATTTGTTCTTGCCAAAAATCATAAGCTGATTGCTTACCATCAGTTTCTCGTTTTTTGTTTTTAAAATCTCTTAAATCTATAGTTTTAAATTTAATTGGATCTGGTGGTGACAATGGAACTTTTAAAGATGCTATCTCTAATATAAACTTTTTGTCTGTATCTAGTTCTGATTTTAAACCTACACCCCAAGGTCCAGAGAATATAGAACCCCAACCATCAATGTTGTTATAAAATCCTGTAGTTTTCTTTTCTATGATAGCTCCAAATGCATCTCTCTTTAATTCTAAACCTTCAGTAGCTCCTGCTTTAGCAAATATTTTATCGACCCAATCTCTTGTTTCATAAACACTTTTATCTTTTGGTAATATTTTTGGAATACCTTGACTTCTTAATGAAGCATAAGGAACAAAGTTACCCAATGTATTTCCAACAAACCTTGAAACACCTGCTGGTGTTAGATCACCTGCAAGTTCACCAAATTCAGCTATACCTCGTGTATAAGATTTATCAGTAATACCTTTCATTACAGATAAAACTGCTGCTGCCCATATTGGATATTTATCTTGTTCGTTTATGTTTCTAGCATTTTCTACTAAATCAGCAATTATACCTTGAGCAAAAAATCTTGGATCTAATCTATTATAAGCTTTGTATACATACTTACCATTACCTTCATCAACTAATATTGAATAAGGTTGCCAACCAGTTTTTCTCCAAATGTTTTGAGTTTCTTTATCTCTTGGACCTGCACCAGTCATTTTTGGTAACTTACCTATGACTTTTCCATTTTCGTCTTTTATCTCTACATAACTAGTTGCATTATCAAACGCATATATAGCTACAGCCATACCTATCATTTGACGACCAATAACTTCTGATCTAGCTCTTGGGTCACCTGATTTCCATAAGTCTTGATTTTGTTTAGTAAAAAATCCTAAACCAGGAATACGATTACCAAAGTGTCTCCATAAGTTTGTAGGTGTTCTAATAAATGGTGCTATAAATCTAAATTCAGGCATACGATTAAAAAAGTTTTCAATATTAGAACCCCAATTTCTATATGAGCCATCTTTAAGATTATTTGTAAATGTTGAAACTCTAGCTTCTTCAACTGCTTTTGCTACCATCGGTATTTCTACATTAGCTTTACCATTTGGTAACAAACCACTATTCATAATATTTTCTACATTTTTATTAAATTCTTTAGTTCCATATTTTAATCCTTTATCTAAAGAATTTTCTACAGCTTCACGATGCAAGTAACCATTAAAGTTAATTTGTTTTAACATCTCATCACCTGTTAAAAGTAATCTTGATGGTAACTCTAAAAATCTTCCAAGCCAATCAACTATAGTACCGGCTTTACCATCAAAACCTAAATTTTCACCTGATATTGGTTTTACTGCTTTACCATTTCTTATTTCTAAATTGTCTTGTGTTCTCATTAGTGGATCTAAAACTGCATCGCCTTGTCTAAATGCTAAGGCTACCATACGCAAAGTTTGTTTTGCGTTCATCACATACCCACGATATTGAGCTAAACCTAAAGCTATTGATCTTGCGTCTCTGTTAACAACTCCACCACCAATTAATTCTAAAGGTCTATAAGCTATCTCGTATAAACCTGAAGTCATGTTAACAACATTAGTCCATATACCTGATAGTAAAGAGTTAATATAAATACTGTTTGTAACTTCAATAGCTTTTTGAGCTCTTGTTTTACCTGCAGCATCTATAACGTCATCTGCTGTTTTTAATTTTGCTACTTTGTTTGCAATAGTAACCGCATCACCTTTAAAATTTAAAATAGTATCTGATACTTTTTGAACATCAATAACTTGTCCAGTACCACTTAAACCTTTTACTCTGCCTGCTTGTGTAGTCCTAGCAGCTCCTCTTACTTGCTTTTTTAATGCGGTAGTTGCTTCTCTTATAATTTGTGTATATTTAGCTACTTCTTCTAAAGCTTGTGGTGTCCAGTTTGATCTTTGATCTCCAAATGCTTTTGCCCATTTAGTTGACACTTTTTGAAATTGTACAGCAATATCGTTTAAAACTTGTTTAGTAGCTAACATACGAATAACAGCTTGATCTGCATCTGCTGTAGCTTTTGGTAAAGCTCTTAATAAAGCTTCAGGTGTAGTTGCTAATATTTTTGCTAAATCTTTAGCTGCTGCATTAGTTAATACATCATCTTGTAAAAAAGTTTTTAAACTATCATCAAAGTTTTCTGCTATTTGATCTATAGTTCTTAAAACATGAGTACCAGATTTAAAAGCTTTTACATTTAAAATACTTTTTAAAAAACTTTCAGTATCTTTTTTAGCTGTCTTTTTTGCAACTTTTAATGACTTATCAATTTTATTTACATTGATAGCTTTGTTTTCTTTTAAATCTACTTTAGCAACTTTCTTACTTAATTTTTCTATTTGTTTTTGTAACTTTTCAATTTTTACATTATCAACTTCGTTACCAAGTTCTTTTGCTTTTTCTATAAGCTCAGTTCTAGCTTTTGATATTTTAACTATTTCAGTTTTATTTTTTATTACTTCACCGGCTTCTTTATAAATTTTTTCTTTTTTTGATAAGTCTTTTGTTTTTCTAGCATTTTTAATAGCTTTAATTCCCATTAAAATTTCTAAAGGTCCACCAATTACTAAGCCTTCTAATACATTTTTTAATGCAGCTTCATTAGCAGTATCATCTTCATCTGAAGCTAAATATTGTGTAACTGCGTTATTTAATAAAATTGAATCTGACTCAACTAATAAATCTGATAAACGACCTTCATTTGGGTCCCAAATAGTAGCGTCTGCAACAGCTCCTGCAGTTGTACCTCTTAAACCTGCTTTAACTATTGTACCACCAAGTCCTACTCCTTTTAAAAATTTTGATGGACCAAGCATACCAAAAATAAATCTTGATACACCTTCAGTCATTGTACCTGCTGTAGTTTCTGGTTTATGAACGTGAAACATTTGTCTGTCGTCAGGATTAAAATTTCTTAGTGCTTCTTCTCTTTCATCACCAGATAACATTCTTGGTATAAAGTCATTCATTTTAACTTCACCATCACCCCAACCATCAAATCTAAAACGTCTTGTTTTTTCAGTTACTTGTGGGAAATTTCTTTCTATATAATCTCCAGTAAATTCTGCTACATTAACTAAGCCTTCTGGTATTGACATAGCCATATCTTTAGCAATATCCCAAGTATTAAAATCATCTGGTTTTTTATTTTTAATTAAACCAACATCTTTTGGTTCTATATTAGGATTATTTCTTTTCCACTCTTCCGCTTTTTTCTTTAAGTATTCTTCATTTGTCATTAATTACTTCCGTATAATTTATCAAGATCAACTAGTAGATCACCGATAGTTTTTGGTGTAACATTACCATTAGCATCAACATAACCATTTAGTTTAGCTATAGTTCCATAGTCTTCCATAAGTCGTTCGTCATTTGGATCTTGTTGATGTAATGCTATATCAGATGCAATTGTTGCAGCTTCTCTTTTAATATTAAAATTATTAGTACGAGAATTATACATAGTTAAAGTTTGTATATCTTGATCAAAATACTTATTCATTAAATCAGTTTTTAATTCTGACAAAAATGCTTTTTGGTATTCTACAGGTTGATCACCATTAATTTTCATCCAAGCTTTAACTCTTTTGCTGTATTCATCTTTAGCTAAGTTAGCTCTTTCTAAACCATCTTGTTCACCAACACCTGTAACAAAATCAAAACCTACTTTTTTAGTTAATACTCTTTCTTCTTGTTTGTACCAGTCTTGAACAACAACAGTATCAGATACTTTTTTCATAGCCATTTGATGTTGTATCTCTTCTGTTTCTAAAGTTTGTTTTAAATTATTTAATTCTTCTACTGATTTACCATTAACAATTTTAGAACCATTAGTTCTTTTAAAACCAATTAATTCATCTACTAAAGCTAATGCTGTGTCGTAGTCTGCTGCTGGATCTCCTTTAAGTGCTAGTCTTGCAATTTTATTTTTGTACGCTTGAATAACTGCACCATTAAATTCTTCTTTATCTAAAAATCTACTTAAGTTTGTTTTAACATCTAGTTCAGCTATTTTAGTTGTAACTTCATCAGTACCAACTACACTTTCTAAAGCTTGAATTAAATTATTCTTACCTTTAGTTTTTAATTTTAAAGCATTTGATGATGCATAACTACCAGCCATTTGTTGATTAGTAGCTCTGATATAACCATCAAGACCTTTTAAGAAAAACGAAGACTGATTTTTGTTAGCCTCAATATATTGTGAATCAAAGTCTGCTGACCAAGCTGTATATGCACTACCATCTAAATCATCATTTTCTGCATTTTCTGCCCACCACTCATTATATGCTAAAGCTTTTTTAGTTTTAAATTCTGCTCCTGCATTTTGACCTTTAACATTATCATATACTGAAATCCAAAATTCTGATTTAGTAGCATCTATTTGTCCACTATCTACACCATCTTGATATGATTTTAAGTTATCTAGTCTTGCTGCTTTTTCTGCGTCTTGTGTAGTTTCTTTTGTAATTTTATCACCTTTAACTTTTGCAAACGTATCAAAACCTCTAGCAAATGTATTTAATCCATCTACTAAAGCTTTAGCCTCACTATCTCTTGACACAGTTTGAGAACCTATAAAACCCGATTGATACCTAATAGCCATTATGTTTTACCGTAATAACCGCTGTCATATTTAGCTTTTGTGTTTACTCCAGCTCCAGCGATTTTAAGAGCCATTGCAGTTTTACTTGGCATTACAGGTTGTTTAAGTGATGCGTAAGATCTTTCCATAGCTCTGTAAGCATCTGTATAGCCAAATATTGTTTGTGTATTAATATCTTCAACTGCTGCTTTTTGAGTTAAGAAATCTGATTGATAATCATAACCAATATCTCTTAATACAGCATTTATGTTTGCATTACCTTTTTCAAGTCCTGCTAAATAACCTTCACTTTGTTTTTTAATTAATTCTGTTTCTTTCTTTTCTTTTTGTATAGCAATTTCTTTTTGTTTTTGTTGCTGCTCTATATCTAATTTACCTAAGTCTGATAAGTAAGCCATTTCTGCTGACTTTCTAGCTTTCTCATTATTTTCTCTCTGTATACGAGCTCTATCTTTAGCATCGTCATATTCAGCTTTTGCTGATATAGTTTGAACTGCAAAATTTGTTACAGCCATTGCCATTGGATTACACATTACTATTTTTTCTTTCTCTTGAGATTAATATAAAATTTTTATTTTTAATTCCTACTTTAACTTTTTTAACTGGTTTAAAACCACACAGTTGCAACCATTTTAAAGACAACCAATTTTTTTCATAAACATAATTATAAATAATTTTGTAGTCTTGTTGCAAAACATCTAACCAATATTTACTTTCAATATAAAAACGTCTTGGAAACTTTTTTAGTTCTTCTGAACACAACAACCAAATAACTCCATAACCTTTATTTTCTAAACAATCACTGACACCAAACATTGCATAAACATAACCATCATCATCTACGATAGAATAATTTTTACCATTTTGTGTTTGAAACGCTGACATCAATGCACCTATTGGTGATATGTTATGTGAGTACTTAATTTCTAATTTATCTAATTTTCTAATATGCTTTGATAATACTATTGCATCTTCTAGTATAGCTTCACGAACAAACGGTACTGCATTAGGCACGTTGTGATCTTCTGTAATAAAATCCCTCCATCTCAGCTCCAACAATGTTTGCTGGTAAATAAGATGAAGTTTTTAATGTTACAGAGTGTTGTGTATTTTGTGCTTGTACAGGTATTCTAAATGTTCCTGTTGTAATAACTGGGTTACCAATAATAGAAGTAGAATTATCAATAATATATCCGTTAAATGAATATGTTTTATCTGTTCTGTTATTATGTGAAACTGTTGCTTGAAAGAAACCAGTATTAACATAGTCAAAACTCATAGTTCTAACTTGTAATCTTCCACTTGTTAAAGCAGTTAAACCACCTTGTTTACCTGGTTCTCTTAAATATTGTGTTGATAGTGTATATAAAGTTTGAAAGTTAAATCCTAAATAAGCTGATGCAACATTACCTTTTACTGTAACAGTAGTGCCAGATTGAGTATTAATACTTATATCTGCGCCATTAGTAGCATTTATACATTGTAAACCAGTGTTGACTGTATAAGGCATTGTGAACGTTGTAAGTCCAGTTGCAGCATCATAAGTTCCACTTAGTTTAACTCTTTGATCTAAATAAATATTAATACCTAAAGTATCATCTTCTAAGTTTCTTAAATCAAGCTTATATAATTTACAATTTTGTCTTTCATTAGCTAATATATAAACACTAGATTCATACGTTATTGCACTAATAATTTGTACACCAGCAAAATCCCAATATGACCAAGCACTTTGTACTTTTTCATTTGCGTTCCAAAAATATTTATAAACATATAAGCGGTTTGCGTTTGTTGGTGACACATTACTTGATGCTGTATAAGGTGCTAAATTACTATCAAGACCATCATCAACTAAAGCTAATATAGTATCTTCAATTGTATTTGATATTAACTTATGACAATTAGTTGGTATAAAAGTTGGTACACCTACTGTTATATCTGCAGCATCATTATTAGATGTATCTGGTTCTACAAAGTATTCTTGTACTGCTGTACTTGCACCTTTAGCTTGAGTAAAATAAATATAATTACCCGCACCTACTGGTGTGACTTTTGGGTCATGTTGAAACCTAGTTGATAAAGTAATACCAGTTCCACTCGGTGAATATCCTGCTTCTGTTGCTTCAATTTTAAATTGAGCTCTATCTGAAAAACAAAGTAATTCTTCGTTGTAAGGTATTACATGTTTTAAAATACTAACTTCATTTGAACTTGCAGCTAAATCAATTGGATCTGTATCTAGTTGAGCTGCAACTGATGTTGCAAAGAAATTATAATAAGAACCAGCTTCAGAAAATATAATATTTTCATCTGCTAATAAAATTAGTCTATTTTTATAAAAAGAAATATTGTTAACTGTTTTGTCTACAAATGTTGGATCTGGGTTTGTATCACTATCTCCACTTATTCTGTCAGTCCAAGTTAATGGTGCATAAGTAAATGAACCATTAGTTTCTCTAACTATTGCATGAGGCATTGTTGCCGCATCAAGTGATGTTTTAGTTCCAGGACCAATAGTTTCTGACCAAACACCGTTACCAGAAAATGATACATAATATTCTGAATCTGTTTCACCTTCATCACCTGTAACTTTAATTATAGTTCCTATTGGTGCGTAGTAAGGTAATTTAGTAAAATCATTTACTTCATCTCTAACTGTATACATAGCTGTATCACCAGCTCCATCAGATGATGTAATTGTAAAGTTAGCATTATTATCTGTAGGTTTAATATGTAATACAGAGTCATATTGAGTAACTGTAAAATAACTTGATATTGGTGATGCGTTTAATGCAGTTCCACCATAAGTTCCTGGTGAACCACCACTATGTGTTCTAACTGCTGTTGCAATTTTAGCTGTATCTCTAAGTCCACCTTGAGTTGCTACATTATCACCTGGTGGCATTGTAAATGAACTTGTAATTGGATTACCACTGTTCATACTTGGGTGACTTAAAGTTACACTATAAGTTCTACCGTAATTTGCATTTTTAAATGAAACTAAAGCTTCATTAACTTTTGCAGCAGTAGTTGCACTAGTCATTGCAGGCTTAATAGATTTATTTAAAATAAATGTATAATCACCAACACTAACAAATTTAAAGTCTTCTTTTGGATTTGTGGACGCTAAATAGCTAGAGCCTGATGAAATGTTTGTAGTTTGCTCTGTTCCACTAAGATTAAATACTTTAATTCCACCATTATAAACAGTAATTATATATTGGTTATTACCATCTCTTATAAATGGGTGAACTGCTGTATTTGTTGAATACGCTTGATTTGAAGAAATATTAGCTACAAATTCTAATGGTGGCCTTTTACTTAAACCTTTTACAATAGAACTTTGTGCATTTACTTGAGCTTCTGCTTGAGTAATATTTCTTTGCGTAGGATTTTGTTGCGATATTCCATTAACTAAATTTGGAATAGAAGTTGATACTACTGTCATTAATAAAACCTTCGATGATTATTTCTAAATACGATACGGTTTGCTACGTCTCCTTTTAGAATATTTTGTTTTTCATTAGCTGCATCTAATTGTTCACAAGTAGTAAGTGCCGCTAATTCGTCTGCTTCACTAAAACCAGCTAATTCTTTTGAGCCTAAATATCTTGCTTGAAATCTACGACCAGCTACAGTTACAACATATCTTCTTGCAAATTCTGGTAATTCAGTAAATGGTAACAATATAATCAT